TTAGTCTTAATACCATTACAGACACGTCATCATTTATAACCACAGCTAATCTATTAGTAACTAATACGCTGGGAAATAGTGGGTTAGGTGATGACTTATTAACAGAAATTGAAAAATATTTAACAGCACATCTACTGGCAATGCACCCCGATGAACGACAACTTACCGAGCAAAAACTGGGGGATGCTTCAGATAAACTGGCTGGTGAGTTTGGCAAGGGGTTAGAAATGACACAATTTGGACAAACAGTATTATTGTTAGATTCAACTGGTAGTTTTGCCAAGTTATCAAGTGGTAAAAAAGCAGTGGTTGAGTCAATTAATATATATTAATGACAGCATACAAACAGACAGCAACGTATTTTGAGAAAGATTCTGTAAACGAATACGGCGAACAAACATTTATAACACCTACAGAAATAGCAGTAAGATGGGAAAGTAAAACTGTAAATTTTATAGACCAAAAAACAGGAAAAGAAACAATATCAAATTCAATTATTTTTTGTAAAACAGAATTAAAAATTGATTCTTATATTTTTTTAGGTACAACAGCAGAAACTAACCCCAAAAATATAAATGCTTATGTGATTAAACGTGTAGATAATTTACTTGGTTTAAAAAATGGTAAAACCATATACAAAATATATTTATGAGCGAAACAAAACAAAACGAATTAATAATAAAAAATTTAAATAATTTTATTAAAAATACCGAAAAATTAACGTATCTATCACTCATTAAATGTTATATGGTAATTGAAGAGGACGCTATTGACATCACGCCTAAGGATACAGGATGGTTAAGGCAAGGATTTTACAAAAAAAAGTTGATGACAAAAAGCGGGCAAGTAGGAATTGAGATTGGAAATGATAAAAATTATGCCTTATATGTACACGAAAACATGGAAGCTAATTTTAAAGAGGGCGGACCGAAGTTTTTAACAAGGGCAATAGTGAAAAATACAGAAAGAATGAAAGAAATAATTAATAATGAAGTAAGATTATGACGCAGACAAGCACAGCGAAAGACATAAGAGATTATTTAATTGCACAAGGTGTAACAACTGATATTTTTATTAATTTTGAACCAAGTACACCAATTAATTGTATTACAATATACACAACTGGAAGCTGGAACGAACCTAACCCTAAGTTTTTGATTGATTATCCAACTATTCAAATAAGATCAAGAGCAACAACAGATGAAACTTGTTTTAATAACTTATTAGAAGTTTTTGATATTTTACATGGTGTTACTTCATTTACTCAAAACACTACAAAATATACAGGTATTCAAGCAAGTACAAGCATAACGAACCTTGAAATTGATAAAAATGATAATAGAATTAAGTTTGTTAATTTTAATTTAATTACAGAGCCAGAATATAATAGTCAAAATAGAAAACAATTAAGCTAGTAGTTTGATTAATTATCATTAAATGTTATTATTATAAAGTATACAAATTAAAGGAGATAACATGGCAACAGCAGGATATAATTACACAATATCAGTTTCAACTTCCAAAACTGGAACGTTTAGTGAGATTCCATCTTCCACAGGGACATTCAATAGAACGGCAAACATTCTTGACGTTACAGACACAACGAACGCAGGATTTAACCAAAGATTAGTAGGATTATTAGATTCAGCTTGTAGTGTTGAAGCTAACTGGTCAGCGAGTGATACAGCTTTAACAGCTATTGAATCATCTTTTGATAGCAGAACAGAATTATGGGTAAAAATTTTACCAGATAATGTGGCAGGAAACGGGAAAAAGTTTAAAGTAGTTGTAGAAAATTTTAACACTTCATTAGACGTTAATTCACAAATAACTGTATCGGTTAGTTTTCAGGGAACAGGCGAAGTTTTTGCGGATGACGCAACTTAAACAATATGGCTGTAGTTGGATATCAAGCAAACATTAAAAAATCAGGAACTTCAACTAGTTTTAGTGGTGAAGCTATGACTGTTACAACTGGCAACACATTTCAAATAGATGACAGTGCTAAACAAGTATTTAATTTTAATTCTACATTTACTTTTTATGAGGACGCAGTAGCTATATCCGATTCAGATATTGATTCCATTGATTATATGTATGGGAAAGTTACATTTTCAACGTCTAAAACTGGTTCAATCACAGTAGATGGAGCATATTATCCAATGGCTAACATTGCAGGAGCTTATCAAGCAACCCAAAATACAACTAATCAGATTATTAATGTAACTAGTTTTGAAAATCAAGGTTTTGTTGAAAAATTGCCTAATCAAAAAGATATAACGGTAACTTGCACACGTTTTGATGATTTATCCAAAGATTTTCAAGACGTATTAGAAAATGGTAGCTCAATTGTAATTGAATTTATACCAAGCACAGGAAATGGGAATAGAGGCTGGTATGTTTTAGATTCCGCTAATCAAAATTTAGATATGTCAAACGTAGTTGAGGAAAGTTTAAGTTTTCAATTAACCGACAATAAAAATATTTTAAAGACATTTTCAAGGCAATAGTATATAATACTAAAAAAAATAAAGGGGTTTAAGTTATGAGTATAAGAGATAAAATAAGATCAGCAACACTTGGCAATAAAACACAATTTAATTCAAAAATAGTTAAATATAATAATGTTGAAATTGAAGTAAGACAATTAACACTAAAAGAAAAAACAGATTATTATACAAGTTGTCTTGACGACAAAACACAGTTGCCCAATCCACTTAAATTGCAGGTATTAGGTATTATATTATCTTGTTATGTTCCAAACACTAATGAAAAAGTATTTGAAGATTCTGATTTTGATGTTTTGTCTAATGACGTTGCTGGTGGATATACAGACGAATTATTTTTAGCTTTTAATGATCTTTCTAATTTAAATCTTGACGAAGCAAAAAAAAATTCAAATTAACAGTAACGCCAAAAGGTAAAGATTTAGATATTCAGGTAACGAGAGAATATCTTAAATTTGAATTGGCAGAGAAATTATCAAAAACAATTAAAGAAATTGAAACTATACCGTATAACGAGTTTGTTCAATGGTTAGCCTATTTTGAAACAAAACATGATATAATGAAAAAGCAAGAAAAACATTATGAACGACAAAATAGGAAATAAGGATAAATGAGTTTAAATTTAGGGACAGTTTTTTATCAATTAGGTGTTAAAACAACAGGCTTAAGAAACGCTAGTAAAGAAGTTTTACAATTCCAAAACAAAACACAAAAAAGCTTTAATTCAGTTAATTCAACAGCAACAAAACTAGCAACTACACTGGCAAGTATAGTTACCTTAGAAACAGCAAGACGAGGTATAATGTTAGCCGATACAATGGGATTGTTGAAAGATAGGTTGACAGCTATTGTGGGAGACGCAGAGAAAGCCGAATACATTTTTAAAAGATTAGGAAAAATATCAGAAACTACAGGGTCAGGAATTGATACATTAGCGTCAAGTTTTCAAAGGTTTACTTCCGCTAAAGATTCACTAAAAGCAACAGACGAACAATTATTAATATTGTCTAAAACATTTGCCGAATTAGGTTTGATTTCAGGTGCTGGAGCTGATCAAATGAAAAACGCTACTTTGCAATTATCTCAAGGTTTAGCAAGTGGCAAATTTCAGGCAGAAGAATTTAACAGTGTTGTTGATAATGTGTTTCTTGCACAGCAATACATAGCTGAGGGCATGGGAATTACAACCGATAAACTAATTCAAATGAAAAAAGAAGGGCAGTTATTAAGTAAAGACGTTTTTGACGCTTTAATATCACAATCAGAGGAAATATCAAAAAAAGCAGAAAAAATGCCCATTAGGATTGCACGAGGTTATAACCGTTTGCAATTAGGAATTGAAAGAGCATTGGAATTAATAGACAAAACAAATAGTATAACTCTTAAATTAGGAAGTATTTTATTTAAAGCAGGTGAACAAGCCGAAAAATTACCATTTATTTTTGAAGCCATGTATCAACAATCAAAAAAATTTATGGACGAAAACGCAAAATTAAAACAATTTATTGTTACGTTTGCTGGTTTATATGGTTCAATTTTAGCGGTTAATGTAGCTTTATCGGTTACTAGAGGAATAATGTTATTAATTACTAAAGCTAATCCTTTTATATTGTTAGCTACTTCGGTAATAACATTTTACAAGGAAATTTTAGCGGCTTCACAAGCGTCTCAAAAATTATTCACAGCTTTAGAAAAGTTATTTAATTTTGATTTGTCAGGTGCTAAAGACGAATTATTAGGTATAAAACAAGCGTATCAAGACGCTTTAAAAGTTGAAACTGAAAACGACAAAATTAAAGAAACGTTTGAAAATTTAGGTAAAACAATATCGGAAACATTAAACAATTCAATAGATTTAAAAAAGCTTGACTTTACAAAAGGTTTTCTAGACGAAGTCGAAAGATTGCAAAGTGAATATCATGCTAAAGAGCTTGAACAAGCACAAAAACAAAAAGAAAAATTAAATGAAATTGAACAAGAAAAATCGTATGTAGCTCTTAAATGGGCAGAATATAAAGCAAATGTTAAAAAAAGTTTTTTAATTTCAGAAGGTAAAGAAAATAGACGAGCGAGTTCTGAAGAGATACAAAATGCAGGTAACAGCTTTAGATCTTTAATTACTCAAAGTTCACAATATAGCAAACAAGCTTTTGAGATTAACAAAGCATTAAGTATGGCACAATTAGCGATGAAAACACCAACAGCCATTGGAAACGCTTATACTTTTGGTACTGGCATTGGGGGACCATTAGTAGGTGGTATTTTTGGGGCAACAGCAGGGGCATTTATGGCGTCACAAATTGCAGGGGTGTCTAAACAACAATTCACACCAAGAGCAATGGGCGGTGATGTGTTTGGTGGGGGAAATTATTTAGTTGGAGAGAATGGACCAGAGCTACTACAGTTAGGTAGTAGAGGAGGACATATAACACCTAATCACCAATTAGGCTCAATGAATAATAATTATTCACCAAAAATAAATGTTACAATTCATAACGCACAAAACCAAACAGCGACAGTGCAGTCAAACGAAAATAACGGTAATCTTGATATTGATATTTTTTTAAAAACTATTGAAAATAATATTGTAAGTGGTATCAATCAAGGAGATAGTAGATTGGCTAGAACAATAGAAAACACTTACAAATTATCAAGGCAAGGGGCTTTTGCATGACAAGTATAAATTATCCACATTCTGTTTTACCTT